TCAAAGATACGATACTTTAAAATATAAACAGTTTGATAAACTAACTGATAAACAATTAGGTTTCTTTTGGAGACCTGAAGAAGTTGATGTAAGTAAAGATGCAAAAGATTTTAAGGATCTTACTGAACATGAACAACATATTTTCACAAGTAATCTAAAACGTCAAATCTTACTTGATAGTGTTCAAGGTAGAGCACCTAATGAAGCATTTAGTCCTATAGTAAGTTTACCAGAGTTAGAAAATTGGATTATTACTTGGACATTCTCAGAAACAATTCACAGTAGAAGTTATACACATATTATTAGAAATGTATATGCTAATCCTACTAAAATATTTGATGAGTTAACTGACAGCAAAGAAATTGTTGATTGTGCAGACGACATTTCTAAATACTATGACGAATTAATTGAACTAACAAGTTATTACAATTTGTTAGGCGTAGGAAAACATACAGTCAATGGCAAAGAAGTTAATGTTGATTTGTATGATTTAAAAAAGAAAATATGGTTAACATTGAATAGTGTTAACATTTTAGAAGGTGTTAGATTCTATGTTTCATTTGCTTGTAGCTGGGCGTTTGCTGAGCTTAAGAAGATGGAAGGTAATGCAAAGATTATTAAATTTATTGCACGTGATGAAAACGTTCACCTTGCAAGTACGCAGTATGCATTAACAAAAGTATTACCAAAAGAAGACCCAGACTTTGAAAAGATTAGAATAGAATGTAAAGATGAAGTTACACAAATGTTTATTGATGCAGTAGATCAAGAAAAAGCATGGGCAGAATATTTATTTAAAGATGGATCAATGATTGGTCTTAATGCAAAACTATTACAAGACTATATTGAATGGATATGTGCTAAACGTATGACAGCATTAGGCATGAAATGTCCATATAGTGTTCCACAGGCAAATCCTTTACCATGGACACAGAAATGGATAGCTGGTGCAGAAGTTCAAGTAGCACCACAAGAAACTGAAATTAGTAGTTATGTTATTGGTGGTGTTAAAAAAGATGTAGGTGAAGATACATTTGAAGGAATGAGTTTATAATGATAGAGATATGGGGTAAGCCACAATGTGGTTATTGCGATGCCGCAAAAAGATTATGCGAATCAAGAAAATTTAAATTTGTCTATAAACAATTAGGCGAAGATTTTAATAGGGAACAAGTTTTCGAAAACTTCCCTGAAGCTAGAACATTTCCACAAATTAAGATATATGGTAAAGTAGTTGGTGGATATGATCAGTTTCTAAAATACATTGAAGATACTGGTTTTAATGGAACTGGTGAATCAACAGGATAATATATGTTAATAGAAACACAATACCAAGTAGGTGATGTAGTAAGCATTAAACTTTCCTCTGGTGAAGAAATGATCGCAAGATTAGATTCAGAAACCGACGAAAATGTTACATTGGCAAAGCCTTACATACTTGTTGCCGCTCAAAACGGCATGGCGTTAGCGCCTTATATGTTTACCGTTAGTCCAGATACTAAGATCAAATTAAAGATAAATAGTATTATATGCATAGTTAAGTCTGCTAAAGACGCAAGTGATATGTATATCAAACAAAGTACAGGATTAACAGTAGCAAATGCAACCAGTTCATAGAAATAGAGATAAACGTTCATGTGGTGCTCAAACAGAAGCACTATCAAATATGAATGTCTTTGTAAACACTCAACCTATTAGTGTTAATGGAGATCAAAACACTCATGGCGGTGGTGCTCTCAATGCACAATGCAATAATGTATTTGTTGGCAATAAATTAGTTGTTGTCGTTCCAAACAATGCTGATGCAGATAGATTTTGTCCATTACCTGGACATTGCAATCCAAAATCAGACAGTGGTAGTCCTGACGTTTATATAGGACAATAACATGATTAAGAATTTAAAAGACCTAGTTATAGTATCTCTAACTATAGGAGTACTTACTTTGCTAGGTGTTATTATAATTGGTGACTATTATGTTGCCTTACAAGAAAACAGACCAGTAGATGAATCAGTAATCACTTTAATGAAAATGTCATTAACAGGAATGATTGGTATTATAGCAGGTTACATGGGATCAAAATAAAATGAGTGTAGGTGATTTTAAAGACGGCTTAGAAGATTTTAACGATTACATCAACGGTACTAAGGTTGATATACCAACAGGTCAAGTTGATGTAGATGTTAATGATGGCACAATCACTGCACAAACTCAATCATACAGTTTAAAAGAAATTATTTGTAGCTTACTAGCTGGTAATGGAATTAAATTACCTAACTTACAAATATGTTTAAAAGTAAACCTTGGTAGATTAATACCAGAAATTCCAGACGCACTAGCAGATCTTAGAGGAGCATTAGAAGATGCTGAAAAAGCTCTTGATGACTTCATTGCACATACAAACATTGATAATGCACTAGGTAGATTAAACTCTGCCGT